CGGTTGCCGTCCCTCGGGGCCAGGTTCTGGTTCAGCTTGGCACGGGCCGCGCCAATCGCGGCGAGGTCGCTCGGCGGGGTGCCGGGAGTGCCGACGCTGTTGTACACGCGCTTGGTAGCGTAGCTGATAAAATCGCCTTCGATGCCTGAAATCAGCGCGGACATGGCCGGGACGAGGTATCGGTCGGAGAAATCGCCGATGCTGTCCGGGGTAATCAGGGCCAGCTCGGCAGAGTTGAATCGCATGTCAACGTGGTCTTGGGTGGCCACGGTGATGGTTTGGCTCGACTCGGCCTGATCCTGCACATCCATGACGCGGGAACCCTTGGTGCGGGTGTACATGTTCGGGTTGGCAACGCGGAGTTGGTCGCCAGGCTTCCAGCCTCCCTTAGACTTGAACGACTCGTCATATTGACGATCAACGGTGCCGATGAATACGGACTTTTCGTGCGCAACCTTGAGAGCCTCGCGGGCCAGCAGGTCGGGAATATTGAAGGCGTTAGCCATGGTGTCACCTCGTTTGCCGTCTCTCGACGGTAGTTATCGACGTTTACGCTGTGCGTCCTGACGCCTGCGGAATTCCGCGTACTCTTTGTCGGTCATGTCTGAAACAGACTTGGAGCCGGTGCCAGTCGCTTTTACAGCCGGTGCGGGTGGCGGCGCTTGCGTCACCTTCCGTTCCGGAACCTTTGCGCTCAAACGGGCAGAAATGCGGCCCAGTTCCAGCACTTGTTGACGCTCAGTCATTGCGTTCAGTCGGTAGAGTTCTGTCGGATTCTTGGCGAGATGGTAGGCCACTGCTGGTCCGTCATCCGATTCAAGAATCGTCTCCATCACGGCGTCGCTAACTCCAATAGCGGCAGATTGCAGCACCGCATCGAAATCAGGATTTGCCTGACGTACGGCAGCAGATCGTTCGTTGAAACTGGCAAGGCGCTCAGCATTTTTCTGCTGAATAGTGCGCTGTTGCTCAATCTCGCGAAGTCGCTTGCTTGCCTCGAACTCAACTTTCGCATCCAGGTACTGTTCCAGCGTCTCAAACTGAGACGGGTCGGGATCTGGTTGCGATTCCTGCGCTTTGCGCTCGTTTTCGGAAATCTTCGCTTCCAATTCGCGGATTCGCGCTTCCCGTTCGTAACGCTGCTGCGTCAGTTTGTCGATGCGTTTCTGAACGCCTTTAGGCAGTTTTGCGGGGTCGGGTTCGTGGTCGTCGTCGCCCGCATCATCTGCGGTTGATTCTGTGCCAGTATCCGGCGCGGCGTCTGTCGTGGTGGGTTCTTCGGCTGCATCAGCCTGCGGGGTTGCAGTGGTCTCGGCTGCGGTAGGTTCGACCGATGGCGCGTTGTCGATAACGCTGGGTGAATCGCTCATCAAAAGGCTCCGGCGACACGGAGGCGGAGGGATACCGCCGCCGTGTGTGTAGGGATGGTGCGATGTCATCACGACATTGCATCAGCGGGATAGCGCCCGCTGTCGTCACTACATCATAGGCTGTTGTTCCCCGACGTTCAACAGTCCGTCAAGGTCTGTTTGCTGCATTTCTTCAGGTTCAGGCATCATTTGCCGCGCTTCTTCTTCCCGCATCCCATCATCCACCTCTTCAGGTTCGCCAAAGTTTATGCCGGACTGTTCCGGCTCCTGCTCGTTTTCCTCGGTTACGTCTGGCGCGGATGCAGCCTGACCCATGATGTTTTGCGCCAGGATCTGAGCAACCTGCATCGACAGAGCATCAAGGTCAGGGGTTGATGCCGTCAGCTTTGCGGTTTCGAGCATAGCGCGCACGTCGATTTCGTATTGCTTCAGTCGGCGATCTTCGTCCTTGTCCTCGTTTTCCTCCTTCAGCTCCTTGTTTTCCTGTTGCAGTTGAGCGATGAGCTGCTTTCCCTGTTCTATCATCTGCGCGACCTCGGCGGGCAATTCCTGGTCTTTCCCTTCGCCTTCCTCATCGCCGATGATGTTCGCCGGGACCGTCCGCTTCAGTCGCTCGGCAATGGCGTCTGCGCCATCCCAATCCATTGATTTCACAATGAGGTCGCCAGCGATTTGCATGATGGCAGGGTTCATCTTGGCAATTTCTACCATCATGTTAAGCGCCTCGATGCGCTTTGTCGTGTAGCTCGGGCCGACGTCAACAACAAGATCATATCTGCCTGTTGTCAGGTCGTTTACCGGCTCGACAACGCCATCATCGTTGATGCGTGCGCTGTTGATTCTCTCCAGGGTTTTCTGACCATCGATGCCCATGATCTCGATAACGCGCTCAGTGTCGTAGATTTTCGGGATAAGGTCGATGATGACACGGGCGCTGTAGCGGATGGCGCGGCTCAGGTTGTCGATGTAGGCAAAGTTCGCCGTGTCTCCCTCGCGTTGACGGGCAAGGATAGCGCGGCCGGATGTCTCGTTCGATTGCTCTCCCAGGGCCGCTGAATAAATTCCGGTCGTAGCCTTCATTTCATCGACAGCCAACAACGCTGCCTGCTCAAAGCCTTTGTCCTGCATACCGGCATTGAGGCGCTGCGGCATGGCGGCTGTTGGGTCAGGGTTGTACGGAAGATATGGCAGGTTCCCGGACAGCGCATCTGACCAGAGATCGTCCAATCCATCAAGCTGTTTTGTCGTTACCATGACCGGCGCTTTAGGCGCAAGCGCTTTGGTCTCGGTGTCGATCGTGCGCCAGTAGTTATACATGCGCTGCGGGTCTTTTGCGTGACGGACAATGCCGCGCAGGATGCGTTTCCCGTCAACCATGTCCTCCTTGCCATTGACGCCGATGATCGGGATATATCGTCCAGCCCAATCTGCCTGCTCCAGCACTTCAGCGCCGGACATGATGCACATTTTCACGACGCACTTTTCGGACTTGCGCTCGCGGATAACCAGTTCTGGCGCTGTCGGCTTGTCAAATGTGGTAGTTCCATCGTTCAGCAGATACAGCGTTGCCGGTGTGCGCTCCTTGTACCAGTATTCGGCAATCTGCATGTTGTCGCCAGATGCCCACCCTGCTTGCATATGCTCAGTCTGAAAATTTGACTCCGATGCTTTCGGCCAGCGCGCCTTGAACTCGTCTTTGCTGATGCTATCAACAACGATGGCATATTCCGCATCGCTGTAATCTGGCTGGATGGACGACGGGTCAAAATGCACGTTCAGCGCGTTTGGTATACGCTCGATCATGATTTCCTGGTCGAAGGTATCGTCGTCAACGTATCGGGTTTTGACACGCCATGCGCCAAATCCAAATGTTGCCGTCTGCTCAAGGGCGGTATCGTAGGCGAAATCGGCATTGCTGCGGTTTTCGATGCTGCGGATCAGGCCGCTGTAGATTTTGGCAGCCTCGACATCGCCATCCTCTCCTGCAAAAACCTTGATGGCGACCTTGTTCTGACGCGCGTCGCCGATAATCTGGTCAATGAACGCTGGCAGCCGGTTGATCGTCTGCATCGGCCGCCCGGCGCGCATGGTCTTTACATCGTCCGGCCACTGGTCGCCAGCAGCAAACCGCTGATCATCAATCATGTCGACGCGGTTTTCCTGTGTTGCCTCGACGGACGCCTTGTAGCGCCGCATCGCTTCCGTAAACAACGGATCTTTTTCGCTTTTCATTGTCATGCCTCCCGGCATTACGTATTAGCCCATCCACGCATTGCGGGAACGGGGCGGCTTGATCTTTAGCGGGGTTGCGGTTTTTTCCTCAAACCCTACAGCAAAATAACGAAATGCATCAGCGCCGTGGCTCGACCAATCATGCGCAGGTTTGGCATGTGCGCCGCCGTCCTTATTTGTTTCGTAATGATAATACTCCAGACAGCGTATCCCATCGGCGCATTTATCATCAATCCACACATTTGGCATGATGCGGCGCACGGCCTGGATTCCGTTGTCGATGCCAACCTGCGGGACGATGCGTATTTTAAGGCCAAGTTCTTCGAGCATTTCCTGCACTGTTTTCCCGGTACCTAGGTTCGCATGGCGCGCATCGTGTGGCAATCCATGCTCTGCATAAACGTATCCGCGCGATTGCAGCATCTGGACGTAGTGCGTCAGCGGTTGGCGGTTGGCGCTGTAGTAATCGATGACTCGCATTTGCATCCCGACAGATTGCACAAACCAGATTGCCGTGTTGTCGCCAAAACCCAGATCCCAAAACGTATAGACCGGCTTCGATGGCTCATAAGGAACGCGGCCTATGCGTCCCTCCTCGCGCATCTTGCGCATTTCGTCGGCGTAGACAGCTCCATCAAGCACGCGCAGGCAATGACCTTCC